GGATACAACGCGCGCTAGGGATATCTATCTTGCGTGGAGTTCATCGGCAACTAGCGCTGATACAGTCTTCTACGCTTGCAATCACTGGACGGTGGCGCTTTCAGAATCCGTAATTGAAGACAATGTTGGAATAAATTACTGGAATACGTGGGCCAACACGTCAGCCGCTGATTCGATAACGATCTCAGTACCAGCGCCGAGCGCGACGATAGCATCTAGCTGCATTGTCACAGGGACGTATACAGGAACGCCTCCTACTGGAATCGAGATCCAACATAACGCTGGATCTTGGATTGCGCTAACCGGGGCAACGATATCAGGCGGCGCTTGGTCTGGTTATGCAAATGGAATCACGCCGGCAACTGGTACTTTAAAAGCACGTTACTCGAATTCCACAAGCGTTGAGTCATCAGGAATCACTGGTGTTGTTGTCAACTCTAATGCTATAGCGATTAATGCGCCGGTTACTTGGAAGCCATTTCAGGTTAATGCGTCAGATCAAGCAAGCGTCACAATTTCTGGGACGTATACAGGATCTCCGACAAACATCGAATATAGGTTTGCTGGCGGTTCGTGGGCAACATTAGTTGCTGGTCCAGCGGGCGGTACGTATTCAACCAGCGTTACTCTTAATCTAGGCTTCGGCGATATTGAGACAAGATTCTCTAATGCTACTGGCGTTATAGCCGTTTCCCCTTACCACGGAATCGGTGAGGTTATTTTGTTGGGCGGTCAGTCAAATAACCAAGGGCAAGCAACCGTTCTTCAGGTCTACACACAAAGTAATGGACTTAGAGCGGCAAGGTTTACGCATCCGTCGCCGCAAGGAACCGCTGGCACATGGACGGAGTTAATAGATCCTTGTGATGAATATCCAGGAACACCAGGCGGGTCTTACACTCATCAGCTAGCAACAAATTATTTGGCCGCAGGAATTCCTGTTTCTTTTGTTCCGTGCGCTGTTGGTTCATCTGGGATCACAGCATGGCAAAAAGGCGGCGGCACATCGAACTATGATTACGCGCTTGCTCGATTTGTCGAAATAGGGAGCGCTTGCAGGTGCATGTTCTTTTTGCAAGGAGAGGCGGACGCGGCAAACTCGATGAGTACAGCGACTTATCAAGGGCATCTCGAAGATATGATAGATGACTGGTGGGCCGATACAGGAACTCCTGTTGTGGTATTCCGCATTGGTGAGGGCGGCATAAGCCCAGCTAGCAAGACCGATGCAATCAGAGAAGCGCAACGAATTGTTGGAAGCACTCACCCGCACGCAATACTTGGCCCTGATCTTTACGGGTTAGAGCCTACTGACATTCATTTTATAAAGACGCCGGCGATTCAAGGTGTCGGAAACAGAACGTGGGACGTAGTAGGCCCTGCGTTTGTCGATCAAATGCCGAATCAAGCAAGAGTCCGCTTCCCGCAGATAAGAGTATTGCAAACTCGTTAATAGCTAATTTTCACACTCAATGACAACCGCCTTCTGGCGGTTTTTTTACGCCTAAAGGAAATAACAATGTCTGGGATTTATGTCCTAAGAAACGGCGGTGTGACCATTTCAACGGCCATAACCGCGCTACAGATAAAGACCGGGGCTACAAAGCCGATTGAAATTCTTCGGGCTTCATTGACTCAAGGTTCTAGCACGACGAGCGCTCAATGCGCTGTGAAGCTTCTAAGAAAATCCGCAGCCGCAACGGTGACTATTGCCGTAGCAGGAACAAACGTTAACAAGTATGACCCAGGATCACCGACGGCAGGCGTTGAGCTTGGCACATCCGCGACAGGCTTCACGGCGTCAGGCGAGGGAACGGACGGCGAGGTTGACGTTGAGCGAGGCTTCAACGTCCTTAACGGTTTCGAATGGTTGGCAACTCCTGAAGAACGAATAGTCGTTCCTGCTGCTAGCTTTTTTGCTATGAAGTTTGGAATCTCTCCTCCGTCCGCTACTTGGTACGCAGAGATCGTTTACAAGGAGCTTGGATAATGGCTCTTGTAACGGTACCTAAATTCTCCTTCCCGGACATGCTTGGTCTTGGCTCGTTAACAGATTTAACAGACAGTCAGTTAGTTATAGATGCGGCTGATGAAAAAGCAGCGAATGTTTTTGAAGCGCCGTTAACTGGGTCGATAACAGATATTGCGTTTAGATTAAGAACAGTTACGACAGGAGCCACATTAGATATACGTTTAGAGGGAGTGGATAGTAGCGGCAATCCTAGCGGAACCCTTCAAGCCACTAACACTAATGCATCATGTGTTGTCGCTGACGCCGATGACAACACATGGAAAACTGTCACTCTAACAGCCGCAGCCTCCGTTACTCAAGGCGATGAGTTATCTGTTGTCGTTGCTAATCCAAGTTCCTCATTTGGAAACATGCAGATTTCATCAGGCGTCGCCAGTACCGTTTCATCCGAGAGATTCCCTTATGGAGTTCATTTCACATCCTCGTGGGCAAAGCAATCGTTCAATATTCACTTTGCTGTTAAATACGCAACAACAGGATGGATTGATGTTCCTGGTGTCGTTCCGTTCGTGCGTGCGACACATACATTTAATAGCTCATCCAATCCTTTAAAACGCGGCATCCATGTCAGTCATCCGACTCCAGCCAGGGTTGTTGGTTGGTATGCAATATTGGCTGGAACAACAGCCGCAACGTACGATGTTGAGCTTTTAAGTGCTGACGGATCTACTCAACATCTAGTAAAAACCTACGACGCTGACGTAATCGGTAGCAACACAGGTGGGTTCGTCTACAAAATGTTTGGCGGTTCTTACGCGATTACAAAAGACATTTTTTACAAACTCTCATTTGTACCTAACGCATCAAACTTAATACTTTACGAAATGCAAGCCTCAAGTGCTGCGCTATTAGCTTCCTTACCTGGGGGGGCTAATTGCTATTCGACCCGCTTTGGTAGTTCGACGTGGACCAACGACACGGACAGGCGAATTTGTGCGGGCTTGATATTTGATCAATTAGACGATGGCTCTGGTGGAGGAGGCGGCGGCCTCGCGCTACCTGTTAGCGGGAGGATCTGCGCATGAAACATCTTGGAGACTTTGACGCATCAACCGTTGTGCACGGAAAATTTACTACATATAGGCCGAGCACTGGCGCGCCATTTACTTTAGCCGGTACGCCAGCGCTTTCCGTTTATAAAGACAACTCCACAACGCAAAGCACAACTGGTGTAACGCTTACTGCTGATTTCGATTCGGTTACTGGTCTTCATCACTATACAATTGACACAAGCGCTGATGGAACATTTTATGCGGCCGGAAGTTTTTTCGATGTCGTCATTACAACAGGCACTGTTGATAGCATCTCTGCTGTAGGGACAGTAGTAGGTAGCTTTACGATGCGCAAGAGTTCTGCTCTAAAACCGACCACAGCAGGAAGGTCTCTTGATGTATCGGCTGGCGGTGAGGCCGGAGTTGACTGGGCTAATGTTGGAAGCCCTACTACCACATTAGCGCTGACAGGCACCACTATTGCGACAACTCAAAAAGTTGATATCGAGACCATCAAGACGCAAGCGGTAACAGCAGCTGCTGGCGTGACATTCCCGACTAGCGTAGCGAGTCCGACGAATATCACAGCAGGCACAATAACCACTGTCACGAACCTAACTAACGCGCCGACCGCTGGCGACCTTACGACAGCAATGAAGGCCAGCGTAAATGCTGAGGTTGTCGATTGTCTCAACGTGGATACTTACGCAGAGCCTGGACAAGAAGCGCCTCCTGCTACCACGACACTAGTCAAGAAAATCGGTTACACGTATAAGTTTGCGCGTAACAAGATCACGCAGACGGCGACGACGCTTTCCGTATTCGCTGACGATGGAACTACAGTCGATCAAAAAACCACTGTGTCTGATGACGCCACAACATACACGCGAGGCGAGCTAGTAACAGGCCCGTAACCTTGGGGGATTTATGTACGGTGTTTACAGGCATCCTCCTGCGATACGGTTACCTGCCACAAAGCTATTACCGGAATCTCCACCAATGGCCAATCTTGATACGACGAGTAAAAGAAGGTCATCGGTTCAGATCCTTTCGCCGTATCTTCTTGCTCCGCTATTAGTTGATTCCACGATAGGTCAGGGCGATAGGCAGCATATCGCCTGGACTTATTCGGGGATTTTTTCAACTGGTGCTGTAATAGGTACGGCGGCTTGTAATATTAGTGAGTTTGTTTCAGCCGCGTCAGGAACGCATTCCGGTGTTGGTGGCGGAATTGATACGGTAACCAAGCGTCAGTCATCGGTTCAAATGCTTGCGCCTTATCGCCTGGCTCCGAAACTTCCTGATGGAAGTATCGATCAGGCAGACAGACAACACGGCGCATTTACATACAGCGGCATTCTTACAGGCGGTTCACATACCGGGACTGCGGCCTGCAGTTTAGGTCTGTTCGCTCCATCATTTACCGGCGCTCACGGTGTTTCGTCGTCAGGATCTCCGTCATTAGGACTATTCACATCGTCAGCTAGCGGGGCGTTTGGGGGAAGCTCTGTAACTGGTTCCGGCTCTCCGTTGATCGGCGAGTATATTTGTTCCGCAGAAGGTACGTTTGCAAACACAGTAACTGGTTCTGGTACACCAAGTATTAGTGAGTTTGTCCCGTCCATAACCGGCGCTCATGGAATATCTGGAAGCGCAGTAGTAATTATTGCAAATTTCACATCAACATCAACTAGTCAGTTCGGATCTAATCCGCCGCCAATTGGCCGAGTATTGATATGGCCAGCAGTTAGTAGAGAGCTTGACGAGTAATTAAATTTAACGAATCCAAGACCGCCTTCGGGCGGTTTTTTTACGTCAATAGGAAATAAATCATGTCTTTAAAATTCACAACGACATTGCGAGGCACTTGGATTACGTCGCTGATAGCGGCTATTGATGCAGGATCTGGCGCAGCGATTTGTCGTGTTTATGCTGGGTCTCGTCCTGCTAGCGTTGCCACTGCAATCGCTGGTCAGACAGTTCTTGGAACTCTGACGCTATCCGATCCATGTGGAACAGAGTCCAGTGGCGTTCTCACGATGAGCGCCATCACTCAAGACTCTTCTGCTGACGCCACTGGCACAGCCGCATTCTTCCGCATCTTCTCTACCAACGATGGCTCCACTCCATTGAATGCCGTTATCGATGGTGATTGCGGTACGTCTGGTTCAGATCTCAACTTAAACACATTAAGCATAGTGTCAGGCGGCCCAATTCAAATCACAAGTTTCACGATCACCGCTCCCGGTGCATAAGTGGCAATCCAGACGGAATTCGTTCTTCGTGGGAATTGGTACTACGGTCCGCCAATCGACCCGGAAGAAGAGAAGGATTATATGTTGGATGTCGCTGACTTTCTCGGCGATACAGACACTATATCCAGCGTTACATGGGAAGCGACTCAAACAACCGGCGATAGTGATAACGATATAACAATCGTTACCGCAAAGTGTGGCGCGACATCAACTACAGCTACCGTGTGGTTAACCGGTGCCGTTCTTAATGTTCGGTACATGATCACCGCACACATAACAACTGTTGAGGGGCGTTTGTATGACCTGTCATTTCGCTTGAAATGTAGGGAACTGTAATGGGCCTAAAACTAATTACCGCCCCAGACGAAGAGCCACTGTTCGTTGATGACGTAAAAGCACATTGCCGAATTAACGGCGATGACGACGATCAATTAATCGAGTCAATGATAACTGCCGCTAGGCAGATGGCGGAAACGCAGACAAAGCGCGCGCTGATAACGCAGACATGGGATCTTTATCTGGACAAGTTCCCTTGCGATTACGCTTACTCAATCATCCTTCCTAAGCCGACTCTGCAATCGGTAACTTATCTTAAGTACATAGACACAGATGGCGTCTTACAAACGCTATCGGCTGATAACTACAAAGTGGACAACGTTACTGAGCCGGCGAGAATTGTTCCGGCTTACGGTTATTCATGGCCATCTACTCGCGATGAAATAAATGCCGTTGTCATTCGTTTTGTTTGCGGTTACGGCGATGATGAAGAGTCTGTGCCTAGTGCCATTAAAGATTGGATGAAAATTAAAATCTCTACGATGTACGAATATCGCGATGAGTTTATCAGCGGCACAATCATTCAACCGCTACCAAATCGCTTCGTCGATTCAATGCTCGATAACTATATCGTGTACATGTAATGAGAGCCGGCAACCTTCGCCATAGAGTGATCCTGCAAAGCCCAGGCGGGGTAATTGATGAGTTCGGAGAACGTGAAACGACATGGACTGATGTGGCTACAGTTTGGGCTTCAATAGATCCGCTATCTGTTCGCGAGCAATTCCTTGCACAGCAAGCGCAGTCTATAACAACGCACAAAGTAAAGTTCCGTTACGACTCTTCTTTATCGGTAATCAATGCCTCGTGGCGTGTGAAGTTCGGAACGCGAGTCTTTGTTATCGACGGCGTGATTAACAAAGACGAGCGTAACAAAGAGTATGAATTGCTTTGCACGGAAGGTCTAAGGGAGGAATGAAAAATGTCTGAGCTTAGGCATGTCTCTGGCTTAGATGCATTGCGGGATGCGCTTAAAAAGATTCCATCTGTTGTTCGTACGCAAGTATTGCGCAAAGCCGTTCTATCTGGAGCGTCGGTTGTTAGAAAAGAGATGGTAAAAACCGCCCCGATTTATTCGGGACCACAGAGAAAATCAAAACCTCAACCGGGAACGCTGAGGAGGGCAATACTCAATAAGTTTGCTAAAGATGAATCGAACGAAACGCAAGCTACTTACATAGTGACTGCCAGAAAAGTGAAGAAAGAGCGGACGCACAAACAAGGAAGCCGAGACGCTTTTTATGCGGCATGGGTAGAACGCGGTCATAAGGTTGTTCCTCGTCGGCAAGGAAAAGGCAAGGGCGGATTGTTTAATCAGACTCTACGAGCTAGACGTGCTGCGGCAAAAACCGTTGTGCAAGGCGTGGAGTTTATGAAAAAGGCGTATGAAACAATGAAAGACACAGCTCTGAAAGCCATCATGCGCCGCACCAGATTAGAACTTAAAAAGCTATTCAAATGAGCATCCAAAGCGATTTGAAAACGGCGCTTGCTTCAGTCGCTAGCGGTCGAGTCTATACAGACGCAGCGCCGCAAGACGCAGTTCTTCCGTTCGTGATATTTCGCCGCCTCAGCAATGAACCTCTGATGCTTCTTAATGGTTACTCAGGAGTCACGCGTAGTTCATTCATATTCGAATCATGGGCGACGACAAAAAGCGCAGCGCTTACCACGGCATCCGCAGTAGCAACCGCCATTGATTCAGCTGCAGCACTAAACAGTCGTTTCCGAGAGCCAATATCTGGTGACGATTACGAACCAAACACAGACCAGTTTGTAGAGC